GTGCAAGTTGGTCCAGCTCACGACAATTTGGTTCGAGAGGTACACATGCACGCCAAGGAGGACCGCGAGATCGCGGGCCGAGGCGGCGGGACAGACCAGTTCAAGGAGGTCGCGTTCATCAACCCACACGTTCACAAGCGTTCGGACACGCCCACTTATTTTCATTCTGTGGAGAAGCGTTTGAAAACCCGCACTGCTGCCAGCAATCTTGTTCGGATGAAAGCTTGCCCACGCAAGGATTTGTGCGATGAGTACGACCGAATCGTGCCGAACCCACCCCAATGGACTGCGTTGAAATTCGAGCAGTATTGTGAGCGTACGGTGCGAGAGTATTGCAGCAAACGGGCTGAGAATGTGGTTCTAGACAAGTTGAGCTCCCATGACCCAGACAGAACTGGTTCTGATATACGCATCTCGCTTAAGGGGCAAATCATCAAGAAGGATGAGAAGAGAGATAAGAAGGAGGCCATACCTGGCCAGCTCATTCACGAGTATGACATCAAGCAAACTCTTGGTGATGGTCCGTTTGCCCTATTCTTGGAGGATGAGATCATATCGGCATTTCCGAGCAATTTCTTGTTCTATCGCAGAATGAATCCGGATGAGTTTATCGCAGCTTATTCGAAAACTTGGCGAGTGGGTAATGGTGTACACACTTCTGATGTCACGCGGTGGGACGTTGGCTGCGACGCCGGAGTGCTCAACTTCGATTTGCATGTAATGATGAGATCGGGTTTTCCGGGTTGGTACATGGCCGAGTATGCCGAGCGTCGTTTGAACGCCAGAAGTCAACACGGCCCTATGGGGACAATGCAAAATTCTGGTGATCGATACACTTGGGCTTTGAACAGCTTGAGGCGAGCGGTTGTGGCATCTTTGATCAATCATGTCACTCCCGAAGACACTGTTGCCATCAATGGTGACGATGAAGCAATCGATCGTTACTGCGAGTCGGACGAGTTTCCGGATTCTCCTTGGGAGTTCAAGAACTTGAACGGTGTTGTTGGGGAGTTTAGTGGCTTTACTTTGGGTGGGCCCATCCCAGAGTACTCTGCGCGTGGCATTCAGTATCGAACCATGATTCTCGAGTCTAGAGATCCAACTGCTCAGAACAAGTGGCTCAATTATCTTGGACTGCTGAAGCATGCGGATCATTCTACGATAGAGGCTATGGACGTCGCAAGTTCGGCGTATCAGCACATGCATCCGGATCTTTTCCGTGAGGCGCTACCTGAGGCCATGCGCGGCATGTTTCCTGAAGTTTTCGCTTGTGATTGATAGGTGTCGTACTTTGCCTGTTCGCGCTCGAAAATAGCGCTGTGCTTTAGCACATCTCACACTCATTTGGTTTGCCTGTTTCACTTCACTTTGCTTTTCTTATCTTTTATGCTTTTCTGTTCTTACTTTTCCTTTTGCCAAAAAAAA